AAGCGGACGAGCTACACTCAGAGAACGTAGACTTCGCCTTCAAAATATCTGAGCAGGAGTATGACGATTGAAACCCCAACCAATTAGGAAGCTAAAGAAACAACCAAACTTTCATGGGCGGCTCTTTGCTGACCAAGACGTTGCAAGCATCTGGCTTGAGCGTATGAGTCAGAAGATGGGTAGCCTGTATGAGTATGGAAGTCAGCCGTGGAAGGCAGAGGATAACTCTTACCTGACATTGGCCTACCTACATAGGAGTGAATGACATGGACGACAAGACACTTGAGCGACATAGAGATAATGTCCGCCGCATGAAACAGGAACGCCGCCGAACACCAGAGTGGCACGAAAAGAAACGCTTGACATTGACAAGGGGTTGGAGTAGGTTTCACCCCATGGAGCTAACCCGAAAGGATAATGACGATGAATAAACAGACACAGAAACAAAGGCTCAAGAGTATTCGGCGTCGAGCCATCGCCAACCAGAACAACAGCCCCAACAAGAAAACCATAGCAGAAGCAATCAAAGAGGTTAAGAATGTATAGGATGATGTATAAGACATCGGGTTTCGGTGCGGCCTTCACAGAGAACGTCCACGACAAGGACGAATACCTACGTCACAGAGCTTTGCTCGCTGACCACATAGGTTTTACAACCGAAATAGTAAACGGCAAGCTCTTTGTCTATGACAAGGGGAAAGAATACGGAGTGTATTACGTTGATGGCGAATGAGTCCAAAGTAATTAGCAGAGGTGAGTGCGGCTCTTGCGGCTCATCTGATGGCAATGTTCACTACGATGACGGCCATGCCTACTGCTTTGTCTGCGAGAGTTTCACAGGTTCACCTAATGAAGAAGGATATACACCAATGCAAAACACAGTTGCAACCATACCCACACCACAGAACATACAGGTAGCACGACTATCACAAGGACAGTTCGCTGCCATCCCTGACCGCAACATCAGCCTAGACGCTGCCCGTGCTTACGGAATTACACAGACAGAAGGCAAGCACATCTACCCATACTATGACATCAATGGCACACACGTTGCTAACAAGGTTCGACATGTGGCCAACAAAGAGTTCAATGCTGAGGGTGCGATGTCACAAGGCACGTTGTTCGGACAGCAGATGTTTGGTCAGGCTGGCAAGTTCATTACTGTATGTGAGGGTGAGCTTGACGCAGTGTCTGCCTATCAGATGATGGGTTCCAAGTGGCCTGTTGTGTCTGTTCGTAACGGCGCACAGTCTGCTGTCAAGGATTGTAAGGCACAGCTTGAGTGGCTCAACAGGTTCGACAACATCGTGCTATGCTTTGACAATGACGAGCATGGTAAGGCAGCGATGTCACAGGTTGCCCAGTTGTTTGAGCCTAACAAGTGCAAGCTAATGAAGCTGCGTGGCAAGGATGCCAACGAGTATCTCAAGCACGGCAAGGCCGAAGACTTTATCCGATTGTTCTGGGAGGCACAGCCACACACCCCAGCAGGCATTGTCAACCTTGCCAACTACGATGGGCTGTATGATACAGATGACAAGGAGAGTGTGCCTTACCCGTATCAAGGATTGAATGACATGCTGTATGGGATGCGGACTGGTGAGCTTATCACCTTCACTGCTGGCACTGGTGCTGGTAAGTCAAGCATCATGCGAGAGCTAGAGCATCACCTGCTCAACAACTCCAAGCACAACATCGGCATCGTCAGCCTTGAGGAGAACGTCAAGCAGACTATCTTCCACCTCATGTCAGTAGAGGCAAGCAAGCGTCTATACATTCAAGAGGTTCGTGATACGATTGCACCAGAGCAACTCAAGGCATACGAGGAAGCCACAGTAGGCACAGGCCGTGTGTTTGCATTCGACCACTTCGGTTCTATCCAGACAGACGAAATCCTTTCCCGTATTCGTTACATGATTAAGGCTCTCGACTGTAAGTTTATTATCCTTGACCACCTATCCATCTTGGTGTCAGGTCTTGAGGGTGACGACGAGCGTCGCAACATTGACAAGATGATGACCAACCTACGCTCTCTTGTAGAAGAGACGCAGTGCTGTGTCCTACTTGTCTCTCACTTACGTCGTGCCTCTGGTGACAAGGGCCAGGAAGAAGGCAAGGAGATTAGCCTGTCTATGCTACGTGGCTCACACAGTATCGCTCAGATTAGTGACGCCGTGATTGCAATGGAGCGTGACCAGCAAGCTACTGACCCTATCATAGCCAACACAACCACAGTGCGTGTCCTTAAGAACCGCTATGCTGGTGAGACTGGTGTCGGTGCATACCTCTTGTATGACCGTGACACTGGCCGCATGACAGAGATTGACGACCCCAACAAGGAAGACTTCGGAACAGTAGACATAGAGGAGTATTTATAATGGATTTTGAACAAAGAGCAAAGTGTGAGGACTGTGGTTGGATAGGTTTGGATATTGACCTTGAGCTTAAGGATGTGATACAAGAGCCATGGCTTTCTCAGAAACAGGGCGACCTTCTCAAGGAAGCGTTGATATTTGTGGAAGAAGTAAGCAAGAAGACGGGGATTTCGGGCGTTAACCTTCGTATATACGAGTCTGAGGTTACGCTGGAGTCAATAGAAAAAGGCCTTTTGCCTTATGGTCTTCCACATGAACACTGTCCCAAGTGTAATTCATTTGAAAGCATAGTAGACCCAGACGAAGACCCTCACCTATCTTGCTACTCGTATCCAAACTGCGACCTCGCACCAACAGGATGCGTGGTGGAGATGGGTGATGACGTAGAAGAGTTTGGATTCAAAGACTAAAGGAGATTATTTATGACACAGCTTAAACCAATCGTAGGTAGCGTAAACATTCCCTTCTCACGAGAGAGGTATGAACGCTCAGACAACAAGGCTAAGCAGTGGGTGGTAGATTACTTATCCACACAAGGACATACAATCCTAGATACCGAAGAAGATTTTTCAGTTGACATTAAAAGCAAATTGGATTATACTAACTTCTTAAGTGAGGCAGAGATAAAGTATGGATGGAAAGGTGATTGGAATCCAAGTTGGAAAGAGATTCGTATTCCTTATCGCAAACACAAACTTATCAATGCAGTCGGTGACAAAGGAGTGTTACACTTCTACATCATACGACCAGACATGACAGCGGCATGGCGTATCAGTGGTGACACAGTGGCCAAGTCAGAAGTCAAAGAAGCACAGGGTGGTCGCATCCTACAGGGAGAACAGTTCTTCCACGTGCCTTATCAACAAGCGGAGTTAATTGAAGTATGAAGCCTTCGATAGAAGATAGAAAGAAGTTTGACCTCGACCTAGAGTATGGCGAAGTCAGGGAAAGCATGGTAGCTGAGATGCTACAAGATAAAAAGGTTGAGGTTAAATCAGAGCGTGGTATGTGGACAAGCACTGGCAACATTGCAATCGAATACATGTCATATGGGAAACCATCTGGTCTTTCGGCAACAGAAGCAGACTATTGGTTTCACAACCTATGTATAGACGATGATGTCTATGCTACGCTTGTCTTTAAGACTGACAATCTTAAAAAAATTATTAAGTTGATGGACAACCCTAGACAGATAGCAGGTGGCGACCACAACGCATCTAAGATGTTCTTGTTAAACATACAAAGCCTGTTTGATAAAGAACTTATAAATAAATTTAAAGAAAGTATTAAGATATGAAAAGATTAGTGGTAGACATTGAGACAGACAGCCTAGATGCTACTACTATTTATTGTATTGTAGCAAAGGACTTAGATGACCAACGTATTTATACTTATAAACCAAACTATATCCACCATGCAAAAGAACTCATTGAGTCTGCCGATATTATTGTTATGCATAATGGCGTGTCTTTCGATGCTCCAGTTCTAAAGAGATTGCTTGGTGTAGAGATACCACTAGCTAAGATACGTGATACACTTATCATGTCCCAGCTTGCCAACCCAATGCGTGACGGTGGTCATTCACTTGATGCATGGGGTAAGACACTGGGCTTTGGTAAGCTAGACTTCCACGACTTCTCAGGCTACACAGACAAGATGCTTACCTATTGCGTCAGAGACGTAGAGCTTACAGCTAAGGTATACAAGGCTCTTGTCCCTACACTCAAGGGCTTCTCTGCTCGTAGCATTAAGCTTGAGCATCAGATTCGTGCAGTGATTGACAAGCAAGAACAGAACGGCTTCACACTTGACGTGAAAGAAGCTATGATTCTTGTTGCTAAGTTGTCTGACGAGTCATCAAAGATTAACAACGAACTACAGGTTGTCTTCAAGCCTATCACACAGATTAGAATATCTGAGAAGACAGGTAAGAGACTTAAGGATAACGTAACAGTATTCAATCCAGGCTCACGTAAGCAGATTGCTGAACGCCTCATGGCACTTGGATGGAAGCCACATGCATACACTGAGACGGGACAAGCCATTGTCTCAGAAGAAGTATTGTCTAAGGTTGTAGACATACCACAGGCTCAGTTGATTGCACAGTATCTGTTACTTGAGAAGCGTGTGTCGCAAATCAAATCATGGATTGAGGCGGCGGACGAGAACGACAAGGTGCATGGACGAGTGCTTACA